TCATTTTGGGGACTTTTGCGGGGACTTCCCCGTTAAAGCCGCCCCTCGCTTGAGCACCGTCAACGCCGGACTGCGCGTGTCGGTTGCTGCAATGCGATTTGCATACTCGATCAGCTTGGTCAGCTCGGCCGCCGAGTAGTGCGAAGTGATACTTCCATCGGTGTGGCCCAGCAGTGCCTTGCGATCCTCCTCCGGGACATCAGCGGCGCGCAGTCGACGCCCGAAGGTGTGCTTCAAATCATGCACGCGGACACGTCCAAAGCCTGGATGCGCTGGGACACCGTGCGACGTCTTCCAGTTTTCCGCGGCGCGCTTGCGTGCACTGCGCCAAGCCGTGTCGTTCATCCTGTGCAGCGCGCGGCCCTCGTAGGGAAATACCCATTCGGGATCCAGGCCGCGCTGTTTACCAATGATTGACCTGGCCACGTCGTTCAGCACCACCAGGCGCTCCTCGCCGTTCTTGACGCCCGAATCTTCGAACCGTCCACCAAAATCAGCGGGGATCAGAAAGACGCTGGTTTCCAGCTCGGGCACCTTGATTTCCCACTCCCATCGCAGTTTGCAGACTTCCTGCTCGCGGCACCCGGTGTTCACCTTGTATAAGGCCATGGCCTGAAGGTGGTCGGGTAGCTCCTTGAACAGCATGGCCTGTTCCTCCCACGACAAGGGGTAGGGCTGCCGGCGCGATTTTTCACTGAGCATTTCGATCATGGGTACAACCGATAGCCAAGGCCTGCGATCCTCGTCGCGCCATTTCCTGGCGCAGACGTTGAGCACCCTCACGACGCGCTGCAGCGCGATATTGATCGTCCGCGGTGCTCGGCCCAATTCCAGACGGTCCTCGATATAGGGCTGCAGGGCTTCGTCGTCCACTTCATCCAGATACAGCTCGCCGATGTACGGGTCGAGCTGCTTGAGATAGATGCCGGTATGCCAAATTGATGGCTGCTGCGCATATTCCTTCAAATAGCGGGTCGCGGCTTCACGGAAGGTGCGGCGGCCGTGGCGTTTTGCGGCTTGGGCCGCCTGGGCTTCGGCGATGCGCGAGAGGAGGAATTGCTCCGCGTCTGCGCGCGTGCTTGTGCCAGTGCTGCCTCGAATTCGGCCAACCCCGCGGACGACTTTGTCGATGTGCCAGAGGCCGTCTTTGAGCGTGAGGCCGGTGATTGTTTTTTGCCCCATAAGCTTGATGCTCCATTGCTATGGCGGCGCTCGCTGCGAGGGTTATCGTTGCCTGCAGGTGCTGCCTTGTCAATCGCCATGCGCTCGGCATACTCGTCGGCGAAGCGATCGAGTTCTACGCGGTCGAAGGCGATTCCTTGTTTGCCGATGGTGATTTCACGCAGAAAAGGGCGTGCGTCCTGGTTGAACACCCTGCGGCACATACCGAGGTAGGCGGGCGCTTTTCCCATTCGTATGAATCGCGGTTGAACGTCCGACACTTATCGGGTCCTCCTAAATTCCATTACCCACCACCAGGGATAGCATCTGAGGCGCCGGCGCCGTTGTTCTGCCTGGACTCTCGTGTTCGAGCTGGTCATTTCATCGCCCTGTCGATCGCGCGGGTATGATGCGAGCAGATATCTCAACTGCTTTCGAAGGGGCTGAACTTGGAATTTCGTCGTGCGAAGCTTGTGCCGGAATTGATCATCAGCAACATGGCGGCGAGTAAAAGGTTTTGGGTAGATCTCTGCGGCTTTTCCATTGCCTATAGTCGAGATGAAGAGGGTTTCGTATATTTGGACCTCAACGGCTCGCAGGTCATGCTTGACGAGCTCGGAGAAGGCAGGAAGTGGATCACCGGGCCCCTCGAAGCGCCCTTGGGTAGAGGGATAAATTTCGAGATTGAGGTGCCTGAATTGAGCCCGCTTCTTGATAATCTGGCACAAGCCGGATGGCCGCTCTTCATGCAACCCGAAGAAAAGTGGTACCGCCGGGATGCTGTTGAAGTGGGGGTTCACCAGTTCTTGGTTCAAGACCCGGATGGGTATTTGCTTCGCTTCCAATCGAGCCTTGGGGAGCGGCCATTCACCGGATAGTTGGGACGCCAGGGCGGTGTTGTTCTGGTTACTGATGCAACCCCTCCGGTAGAGGCGGGGCACGATTCCGACGGCAACAATTTGGGAGCCAATATGAACCTTCCGCGTAAGACGTTGGCTATCCGCAATGCGAGGGACTTTCTCTACAAGCTTCGTTGGGAGTCTGAGCGATTGGAAAAGCTCTATAACGACGGCAATGACGAGTTTGTCTACGCGTTCATTAATGCGGCCCTGACGGCGTGGCACATGATTGACTGGGCTTACAGTGATTTCGGGCCAGACGGCTTGGAGCGCTTTCCATACCCCAAGGATTTCCGGGACCATGTTCGCGCCACGTGCGGCTATATGGTTATCTGCCGCGAGATTGCCGACGGTTGTAAACATGCGAAGGTGACTCGCAATCCTGACCATTCGATTGGCACTGTGCAGATCCCCGAGGACGTCGGGCTGTCTGTCGGTTTGTCGGGTTGGCGTCCGTGGTACGTTGAAACTCACAACGGTATGCACGATCCGAAGCAAATCATCCGAAGTTGCTTGTACTACTGGCTCGATGTAATCGCGCACGATATGCCGCTGTGGGGCGCGTCGTATACCGACGAGTAGTCGTCTGATGGAGTCGCGCTGAACGCACTTGGAGTGCAGTGACGGACCTTCGATCATCTCGCATCTCCTGAACCCTGCTGGTCGGAAACGGCGGTGTTAATCGTCGTGCTGGCGGAATCCGACCCAGGTTGTTCGGTGGCTAGCTCGACATGCGCAGCCCACCACTTGGCGCACTTCCCGGATGCTTTGTTGCACACCACAATTCGCACTCCGCGCACATCCCAACCGGTGACTACGCCGAGGAATGAGCCGCGATGATGGACGACACGCACTTCGGTATCTAGGGGATAGGAACGTTTAAGGGATTCCAGCAATGCCGCCTCGGCTGCGCGGAATGCGATAAAGGCTCTCTCGACTGCGAGGCTGTAGCCGGGGGCATGGCCGCTCCAATACGATTGAGTGGTCATGCCGCTTCCCCTTCCTCGCCCAAAACCCAGCGCAGGGCGGTGGCATAGTCGCCTTGGGCGGTTTCGAGAGCCGCCATAATCTGCTTGCGGGATTTCACGCGGGGCCGATCGCCCATCACCGCGGCTTGCTTGCGGCTTCGCTGATGTGGCGTGGCGTTCTTACCGGCCGCGACCAGTTCGGCCACCTTGGCGCGCTGTTCATCGGGTTTGAGCTTCACCAGTGCCTTGGCATGGGTGAGGGTGATCTGACCTGCCTCGACGGCGTTCTGCACGGCCTTGGGGCTATCCAGCAGCGCCAGCGTGTCGCGGACCGTGGCGACCGTGCAGTTGTAGATGACCGCAATCTGATCTTCTCCCTTGCCCAAGGCAAGGTGTTGGCGCATCTTCTCGGCGCGCCCCAACGGCGTATCAGCGGTGCGGGCTTCGTTCTCGCTGACGATCGCGTCCAGGGCGTTCTCGCGCTTTCCCGTGTAGACGATGCCGGGAATCAGTCGCTCCGGCATACCGCGTTCTCGGCGCCACTGGTTGGCGAGCACGGCGGCCTTCACGCGCTGCCGGCCGAACACGACCTCTGTGTCGCCCGTCTCAGGGTTCTTGGAAACCGCCACGGGCTCAAGCACGCCCTGGTAGTCGATGTTCCGCGCCAGTGCCTCGTTCACGGGCAGATGTACGCGCTTGTCATAGAGCGGGCTCGATTCGTCGGTGACGAGGGTCAACTTGGCTGGATCGAAATTGAGCAGATTGCTCTGGCCGTCCGCGCCGTACACGTCTTTGGATTTCTTGGCCATGTAGGCTCCGATAGGGATAGGTGATACGTCGTATGCGCTATCGCGGATAGGGAACCCAGGTGATCATCGGGCGCTTGGTGGCCTTGCTGATTCGGGGCGTTCCGTGCTTATCGAGCTTCGGGCCGCGCTGCATGATGCACAGCCGGGAGGTCCGGCCGGTGGCCGCGGCGAGTTTGATGAACTCGCGGGCGAACTGCGGTGCATCGAATGGCGCCGATAGCTGGACAGGATTGCCCTTGGCCAGGTGGTATTCCGTTTTGACCTTGATCCAGTCGGCCTGGTCGGATGGCCGCAGGCATGCGCGAACATCCGCGGTCATGGATTCCTTATATTTTTGCCAAGCCCGCTCGGCGGCTTTCTTCGCGAGCTGCTCGGTCATTCCGTATACGCAAAATGCTCCCATGTGTTCACCTATGGGTTTTGAGATCGCTGGGTAATGTGGGGGGGGGGGGCGGCGCCAGGGGTTGCCTCCGTTTGGTGAGGCGCCGCCCAGGGAGAACGATTAAGCGGCCGGATCCAGCGCCGCTCGGCGGGCGTCGTAGGCCTTCTTGAGCGCGTCGTAGTGCTCGTCCGGTGCGTCGCGGAAGCCGTCGGCGACCAGGTCCAGGGCGTCGATGTTCGTGGCGCTGGTGATCTGCGCCAGCACGGGTGCCGGGTCATAGGCAAGCTGTTGCGGCGCGCCGGCACCTTCCTCTGCCTGGTCGGCCCCAGGCTCGGGCTGGGCGAAGATGAAATCGCCGTCGAGCGTGTTGTCGTCCAGGTGCTGGTCGCGGCCGCTGCTGGCCATCTCGTCGAGGGCCGTCGCCTTCTGGAATTCGATGGACAGCGGCAGGTACTTGGCCAGCCGGCGAATCACGGTCTTGCGGCCCATCTCCACGAAGTTGTCTTTCCAGGGGCCATAGGCGCCCTTGCTTTGCGTTGCCGCCTTGATCTGGTCAATCTGGTACAGGCTCATGAATTCGAAGGCGTGACCGCCGCCTACGAGCTTCGCCACGGCATAGAAGCCAGTGACGGCGCCACGCTCGCCCATGGCCGGGCGGTGTTCCAGCTTCTCGTCCAGGCCGTACACCAGGTCGAACGTGTCGTTCTCGCAGACTTCGTGGGCGGCGATGCTCACGATCTGTCCGGAGCGACGGGCCAGGTCGATCAGGCCCTTGTAGCCAACGATCACCTGCACCGACTTCACCCAGCGTTCATTGCCGCCGACGTCCTTGCGCTTCGTGTTGAAGGGCACGAGGTAGGCATGGCCCAGAACGGTGTTCGGCTCCAACCCCATCTGCGCGCACTGACCGATGGCGCCCACCAGCGACGGGATGTCGCATTCGGCCAGGGCCGGCGTGGTGGTGGCGGCGATCTGCGCGACCTTGAGCAGGCGGTCGGCGGAAAGATGCTTGGGCAGCATCTTCTGGATCTCGCCCTTGCGCTTTTCCAGCAGGTGGGCGATCTGGTCCTTCGGCTTCATGCTGGCCAGTTGCTGGGACTGTGCCTGGCCGGTGGCCACGGCTTTCAATTTGGATGCGCTCATTTCTTCGCTCCTTTCAGGCGGAAGACTCGGGTTTCGGAAGTGGTGCGGTAGGCGGCGGCGATATCGGGGTGAGCCAGCGCCAGGGCCTTGCCATCCAGGCGGCTGGCGGACTGGCTTTTCCAGGTGGCCACCGGCTCACCCTTGGCCGTCAGAATGGCGTTGGGCTCCATGAACGTCTGGATGCCGAACTTGAGCTCGTCGCGGCGTTCCTCGATGCGCTTGGCCTGGTCGCTGAGCTCGCGAAATTCGGCGAGCTGGGCCAGGATCTCGTCGGTTGCCTCGATCGCTTGGCCGTTGTCGCGGGCGTAGAGAAACTTCAGGTCATCGAACGTTTCGGGGTCGGGCGGGATGTCGGTCAGGACGTGGTTGGTCCAGAAGTCCACGGCCTTGGCGACCATCGCGTCGATCGTCTCCTGATCGCGACGCACCGCGTAGAAGGTCAGGTCATCCACGCCTACCAGCGTGGCGTAGAGGCACACCTCGCGGCCGGTGACGGCCAACCCGGTCATGGACTGCGCCGCATAGTGAATCGGCACGTCGTCGGTTCCCATGTCGCCCCACTCGTGGGCGACGAACGGATGCACGGTCTTGACCTCGCCGTTCTGGATCGAGCCCAGCTCGAGCGGCGCGAGCCAGGGGAATGCCGCCAGGGCCTGCTCGGTGACACGCCACTCGAAGTCGATTTCGACCGACAGGAAGCCGTGGTCGGGGTGCGTGTAGCGTTCGTTCACGGCGACAACGTCCAGGCCGTAGTCCTCGCGCAGCATGGCCACCACGACCGGTTCAAGGCGCTTGCCGCGGTTGAGCACCTTCGTCTTGGCCGGGTCGTCTTCGCGGTAGGCATCACGGTGGGTCTTTTCGGCCCACACCTGCAGGGGCGTCTTCCACTTGCTGACGCCGTACAGCGCGGCCATGTCGGTGCCGCCAAGGAAGCGTGTGCGGTCCAGGGCGATAGGTTCAGAAATAGCGTTCACGATCAGTCCTTAGCGGCGTATGCCGTCGGGCGCCCGTCCTGGGCGTTAGGAGTGGGGGAGTGGGCATCCCGCGTCGGGCCGACCATGCCGCTGGCCAGCAGCACCACCGCGCCAGCGAAGATCGCGGCGACGCCGGCGAAGTCCAGGTCACGGCCAGAAAGTCGGGCGCGGTGCCAGAGATTGCGCAGCCGGCGGATCATGCAGACCTCCGCCGGTAGGCCATCCAGGCATCCCCGAGCAGGCCCAGGGGATAGGCGGCGCACAGGCCACCCAGGGTGAAGAGAAGCAGGGCGGTCATTGGCGGGCCCCGAAAGTCACGCGCTGGCCGTCTTCGCAGCGGTCCGCGAGATCTGCGGTCAACTGTCGGATCGCCAGGTCAAACCACTGGCGGAAGAGAAGTCCCACCACGGCCAGCGGGTCGCGCGCCACGACTGAGCGCGCCACCAGCGCGAATGCATCCTCGGCCAACTGGTTGCCTTCGGTCGCGGCGTAGAGCGCTTCGGCGGCGCGTTGGCTGAAGTCGTATTCGCGGTGGATCAACTGATCGCGGCACAGCGCCAGATGCACGTCGCCGCCGAGGTCTCGCATCAGCTCTGCGCGCCGTTCCTCATCGTTGTAGGGGCGAAGAATCGCGGCCGTGCCGCACGGGGTGGGAATCGTCATGCTGGACATGTCAGTTCCCCTCGGCGCGGTCAGATTCAGATGCCGGCGCCGGGCTGAGCTCGATCGCCAGCAGGTTGCTGATCTGGTTTTCGATGTGGCTGGCCTTCGCTTCGGCCTCGGCGCGGATCTTCTTCACTTCCGCGCGCATCGACGCCACCTTGGAGTCGATCAGTCGGTCGCGGTCAGGCAGTGCCAGGGTGATGCGGGCCTTGCCGATCAGCGTGTAGCCGCACTCGGTCATGTCCAGGTTGGTGTAGGACAGGTCGCCGAGGCGGACCTTGTTCGGATCGGTGATCTCATCGGGCGAGATCAGGCTGTTGGGCGTCAGCCATGCGCTGACGGTTTGGGTAACTTCCATGGTGGTCCCCTCGCCACCGAAGCCCCTCGTGTCGCCCGGACGGGAGCAGGCCTTATCCCGAACAAGAGTGCCAGTGGAGCCTTTGCTCCAGTGGTTGCGGAAGACCCCAAAGCAGGAAGCGCAGGCGCGCTGTCGTGAGCGTGGCACGTCGGTGGGTTATCTCCGCCAGGTCGCTTACGGCTATAAGCTCGCCGGCCTTATAGCCGCGGACATTGAATTGATCACCAATGGAGAATGCCGCCGCCAAGACTTGCGGCCAAATGATTTCGGGCGTCTCTGGCCGGAGTTGGCGGCGGGGGCGTTAGGGCGGGAGGAGGCGGGGTGATGGGCCGCGCCATATCGAGTTCTAACGTGGGCCCCAGGAGCTTACGTCCAGTTAGTTGGGGTAGGCGGAACGGCGAGCAAGTTGTAGCCGGCCCAGTCGGACGCCTTGATAACGATCAGGCCGTCGTCTGCATCGACGAATTGTCGGTAGTGGGTGCTGAGGGATTCCGCACTTGTCAGGTCTCGTGCAAAAGACCACAGCGATTCCAGTACGCGCACAGCTCCAATTCGGCCGAGTTCGTCGTACAGCGGTTGGTAGTTGCGGGATTTGCGCAAGTCGTAGCTCAAAAAGTAGAGGGCCATTGTGACCAAATCTCCCGAATAATCGCTGCGTATGTGGAAGCTCCCTGCGGGGAGTCTAGTAAAAGTTGGTGGGATTACGTACGAACTCAGCCAGGTTCAGTCCAAGGTGCTTTGTGGTTTCTTCTGATTGCGATTAAGGCCGATCGCTCATTCTGCTGGTTGTTTAGCTTTTTCCGAGAAAAGGATGTCCCGATGGTAGGCCAAGTACTTCTCTTGGTCCTCATTGAATCGTCCTACGTTCATGTCTGGGTCAATGCCCCACGCGATGAGCACATCTCTGACCTCTCCGTTGGCAACCAGGATATCTCCCTGATTGGAAAACGATATCCAGGCCGAGTCGAACAACTTATCGACGTGAGGCGAGAGAAGCAGGCCATTGTTGCCGTCGAGACGTTGCTGGTTCGAGCTTTGACGCCACGGCCTGATGTGGCTCGCGATGAGCAGATCCACATTGCTGACACCCGTTACGCGGCAGGAGCGTTCGACGGACATGACGTTCTTTCTATACGTGCCTTGGCCTATACGCGCCTGGTAGACCCGCTCAACCTCGGTCTTATCGACGCCAGACACCTTGACCATCTCGCGATCAACGTTCGCGAGGGCGTCGTCGTCCGTCATGCCGATCAGGTCCAGCAGCTTCAAACCCAGAGGCACGCTCAGCGCCGCCAGGTATGTCATGTTTCCGCCGCCATCCTCGCGCAGTGGCGAATGGACAGCAGGGAAAAGGTCGCCGATTTCGTCCCAATGCTCTTTGGGAGACAACGGGGATCCAAGGGATTCCCACTGGATTTGCACGCGCCATCCAGCATCGTTCCACGAGTGATACGCCTCGCTGGGAGCACTTGCCTCCTGCGCATCTCCAAGCGCGACGCCAACAGCCTGGAGCTTCGTCTTTGCGTAGGAAAAGACGATGTCTCCCCGTCGCACGCGGGACACGTTGGTCCAGGTTTCTCTCTCCCCGCCGCCTTTCTTGGTCTGGGGACACCAGATGTAGCCGCCGCTGAGCTCTCGGCGATGCATTTGGTTGTGGCTCACCCACCAGTAGCTGGGCGACGGATCCGAAGAGAGGGCGTCCGAGGCCACCTCATTGAACAGAGTTTGCAGAGCTTCCAAAACTGCTTCCACGTCGGAGTCCACAGCCAAGCCGATCCGCGGCCATTTGTACCTTGCATGGGTCAGGGTGGCGCGCCCCGTCAACTGCGACAGTTGTTTTATGAAAGCTTCGGCTTGGTCTTCGCCTTGCCCGGTCGCTCGGGCCATCGATTCAGGATCGACCGCGAGCTCGGCCTTATTTCCGGAAGCGATTCGATCGTGATAAAGGGTGATTTTTCCCTTCGGCGAAGTGTTGGTGCGAACGCCTACGTTGCTTTGCCATCCAGACAAAGGCCCATACATTTCCTGCAGGCCTTCCATCGCGGAGCGATAGACGGGGTTATCCAAATCGATCTCCTAGTTGAACAGCGATTGGCAGGCGCGAATGGGCGAATCGCTTTTGTCGTGCGTCCTACTTCACACCCTCGGCGATGGGGGCGGCTCCCAAGCCTTCTAGATAGGCATTTATTGCAATTGAGAACCCGTCAATCGCCCGGTCTGGGTGGTCCTTTGCAAATCGATCCCGAAACTCTTCCCCGAATTCCCGGATGTGCTCAGCCGCAAGCCGTTTTCCCTGGGGAGAAAGAACTTCGCACACTGCGCGCAGGGCAATTTGCGCCGCCATCAGATCTTCTCGCATCGACATGCTCAACTTCATTTGCACCTCGTTTATTTGAGCAAGGTTCAGCATTTGCTGATGAGCTTGGACAAGTAGTTCGTGTTGCTCTTGATTCACTTTCAACTCCGCTTGGATGTAACAGAAAAGTAACTATCAAGAGTAGCGGGTATCTGTTACGGCATCAAGTTCTCTTGCACCCAACGCCAATGCGCGGCCTTAGACCTGGGTACGTAGGAATCCCACGGGGAAGTCTCGCTCGTTTCCTGAATCAATGCTCCAGGCAAGGAGTGCTGCTGGGACTGAGACCGCTGAGAACGGAAGCGCTCGGTCGCCCTCTCTTGGGCGAATTTCCAGTCGTACAAGGCCATGGTCCGTGGCTGAAACCGATGAGCATGCCACGAGTAATAGGCACACCGGTAGTTGCGTCCCATCGGGAGCCACAACGCCATCTGTGCGGTATTCAACGCCAGCCGTCCCGAAGAGCAACGCAACGGATGGCTCATACCTCAGCGCAACTATTAACTTCTTCATGGTCGGTCGTCTCCCGTCTGTTCAGAGTGAGAGCCAACAGTGTATGCCGTAAGGGGCCGGAGGAGCGGGGTGTTGCCGCAGGGGATTTACTCGAGCATATCGAATGAAGGCCAATTCGATTTGCTGGCTGGCCGTCCGGCTGAGTCGAAATCCGAAGTTCTGGGTTTTTGCTGGCGTTCACTGCGCCGATGAGGCCGCTGCGTTCATTCGTCGCGTATCCGGTGTGGAGTCGCGCGCCGAGCTCGACCTGGATCAAATGGCGCGCGACCGATTCCATGAGTTGGTGCGCAAACCATTCCTGGCATGGTTGTATTCTGGTGAACCTCAAAAGCTAATGTGTGGTGAATGCAATGCCACTGGACGAATTGGACGAGTTGCACCGGTAGTAGAGCAGGGTAGGGTTGTGGCCCCTGGGGGACGCCGATGAGTGCTCAAGCTGTCGCTTGGGCATTGGCCCAGCCTGTTTGCCATTCCCCAGCCAAGTTCATTCTGGTGACACTGGCGCATTATGCGCACGGCAAGCAAGCGCCATGGAGCGCATTTGCATCCACCACCCTGATCGCGCAGCAGACTGGGCAAGACCGCAAGACGGTGCTCGCCAATCTGCGCCGGCTGATCGACGCAGGTTTCCTGGTCGATAGCGGCGAGCGGGCAGGGGCCACTAAGTCGGTGGTCGTGTTCCGGCTGTGCGAACCAGCAAGCGGTACCAATTCTGGTACAGCTTCGGATCAGCAAAGCGGTACCGAAAACGGGACAGCTTCCGAAGCCCAAGCAGTACCAGATTTGGGACAGCTAAGCGGTACCGAAATTGGGATAGCTTCCGATGATTTTGAGGGAAGCAGTCCCAAAACTGGTACCGCTTACCCCGAAGCAGTACCAAATTTGGGACACCTGGGTAAACCCGAAGCAGTACCAGTTTTTCCTACAGAAATAAAACATAAGAAAGAGGTAATACCTATCTTCGTAGGTAATACCTCTAAAAGCCGTAACACTGTCAGCACCACGAAGCGTGGATCTCGCCTGCCGGCAGACTGGGTTCTGCCGATGTCCTGGGGCAAGGCGGCGCTCGACCTGCGGCCCGACCTGTCCGCGGAGCAGGTGCGCGTGCTGGCCGACGAATTCCGCGACTACTGGACCGCCGTGCCAGGCGCGAAGGGCTGCAAGCTCGACTGGCTGGCGACCTGGCGAAACCGTGTGCGAACAGCTCGTGCTCCCGTCGTGCCGAACGCGGCGGGGCCTCGTGCCGAGACGGGCCAGGACTGGGGAGAGTGGTGGAAGTCCGATGCGGCGACGGACCGTGTCGGGCGTGAGCTGGGCATGTTTGCCCGGGGCGGCGAGACCTACGCCAGCTACCGCGACAGGATCTTCGCCGAGCTGCGTCGCCGGCGTGGTGAGCAGGAGGGAGGCGCATGAGCTACGCCGAAGCATCCGCGGCTGTGACCCGCCACCAGAACCCCGTCCAGGGCTACGGCATGTGCTGCGTCAGGGGCTGCATGCTGGCCGGGTCTATCGCTGACACCACCACGGGCGTGTCCGACTGGTACTGCCACCTGCACCACGGCACGGCCTACGCGGAGCAGGCGGGCATCACCGCTCGCATGCACAACCGCAGAAGCCTTTTCATCCTGGCAGGGCGCCTGAAGGCGGCTCTGCCTGGCCAGCCGGTTCCTGACAGCGTGATTCCCTGGCTGAGTCGTCACAACCGCAAGGAATTCGCGGATGCGGCCAGCGGGAACGTGACCGCGCAGGCATTGGGGGCGTTGATGCTGCGGGTGCTTGGCGACGAATGCGCGTCACCGCAGCCGCGCGGAGACCAGGTGGGAGCATCCGCTGGTGCCGGACTTGGCAGTTGGTTCAGGGCCGTGGATCTGGTGAGTGACTTGGCATGAAGACTTCACAGAACCTCATGTGCACCTACGACCCAAAGGGCGGCTCGCTGGCCAGGACGGCGATGCGATGCCAGGCCCGCGGCTGCGATGGAGGCCCGAGCGTGCGCTTGCGGCTTCCGCCCCGAGTCCGACAAGGACGCCGACTCCCTGGCAATCCTGCGCTGGGGCGTGAAGCAGGAGCGCAAAGCACGCTTAACAAGCGGTTAGTTTTCCTTGGCCTTTCGCGACGCGATGAGCGATTCGGGCGTGTGACCAGTCGCGGTTTTGACGTGAGAGCGCAGGTCGTTGGAAGCGCTACTTCCACGCGAAGTCAACAGTTTAATCAGGTCGACGCTTGAATGAAGGGCCATACGAGTTCCCAATCTCAGCTGTTCTCTAACCTCTTGACTAATGTTCGTGATGACGTCTACCGAAAGGACATAAGAGAGCCGATCGATCAAAAGCGACATGCTTGCCGCCATCACCGGATCATAGGCGACAATTTTTTCGTGATGGAGGTCGGCGATCTCATCACGAAGGCTGGCTATCGCAGCGTGCTCTTGGGTGGAGAGTGTTCCATTTTTCGTGAATCCAAGTATCGCATTGTGCATAGTATTCAGCCATGCACCAGCTGCACCGGTTATCCGAACGGCATGCAGCATACCTTCAAGGGCTTTTGCCGTCACTTCTTTCTGGTCTTTCGATACTGCAATTGTCACTGCGGCGATAGTCGCCGACGCCGTCGCGATCGCTCCGGCCCAACCAATAGTGGCCCCGTCGGTCAGAAACTTACCTGCATCAATGGAAAGAACTCCAGCAAAGAATCCAACATTGAACAGAATCAAGGCCCCAGCGATCCAAGGGGCCCAAGCCAGATATGTACGTTTAGCCGCCAAGAGAAAATCCGAAAGCACGCGTGCCTCCACTTAAGTTGTGTTTTTATCGGCATGGGAATGTAACCGAATCGGCGAGGTGCTGGCCATGAATTGCCTACTCGACGTTAACGCCTTCCCAGCTGGTATGCGCATGTCTTGGCGCCAGTTCTATACCGGGCTGATACGACTGAGCTGTGAAATTGAGTTATTGAAAGGAGTAAAGAATGCTGCCGCGTGAGGCCGGAACATTTTCGTGCCCCGAGCACGCGATCGCCGTGGCCTACCTGATGCTGGCCATGCCCATCGAGCCGAAGAACCCGACGCAGTTGGTCTGCGAGGCCCTGCGCGAGCGGTTCGACGTTGAGTATGAGCGCAAGGCTCTATCAGGACTGACGCCGCATGAGTGGCATGCGCAGGCTGTGTTCATCGTGAAGTTGATGGAGCGCACACTAGGCGACAGCGTGGGCTTCCACATCCTGCGGGCGCAGTATGGGACGGGTGTGGAAGGCGCCGAGAGTGCCCGCGCCGTCTCCGAGTGGCTGAACCCGGTAGGCGAGGGGAGAGAGCGTCTAGTAACCGATATGCTGGTCTGCCGGATGCTGCGAGGTCGGCCTCGGATTCGGGATTTGTCAGATAAGTTCAACGTGCCTAAGTCGACGTTGCATGACGTGTTGCGGGCATACGGACGTCTGGCCAGGTCGGAACGAGAAGCGACGTTGGTCTCGTTAGACCAAGTGATGAGGGATGCGGCACTTGTTGTTACATGTTCGAGATGAAGGGATGACCTTAAGCAGGTATTTACTTCAACGAACTATTTTCGCTTGAACAGCGTGGATATTGTCTTCGCGAGCAAGGTGACCAAGAATTTCGATTGTCTAGGGTCAATCGGATCAGTCCAGTAGCGTCTTCTTATTTTTATTTCGGAATAAGGTTGCTCATCTCGCTCCGCAAGTGCTCTTATAGTATTTTTAAGTATGTGTTGCTGATAAGTCATTGTTTGGTTTTTTTCTTCTATGTTCTGAACAAAGCTGCTCACTAGGTCTAAGACCTTCGGGTAGTCTTCCTTTAAAAAAAAGTCCTCATATTGTTTCGTGACGTCATCCCATTCGTTGCTGGAAATTATGTACTTATATATATCGATGGGAAGCGTTCTGGAAGGGGTTTTATCTGATATCGGTCGCTCGATCTCTGTATATGCTTTGCTAACTAATTCTGAGCAGAACGATGCGTCATGACGGCTTGCGAAAAAAAATCGCATGTTATATTTTTGATGATTGTAAAACCAAATATGGTCTTCCAAATCAACGATATCTCTACTTCTGCATAAATCTCGATTTCTATAAACCAAAAATTCACCCTGTCTGTCTTTTAGAAGGGATCGAATTGAAGATATGTGTACGCCGATTTTTGGCATCGCGTGAAGGGCGTTTCCTTGCTTTGCAACGATTGCTATATGGCTATGCAGTGCATTCCCGCCGCGGAGTGTGCTCTGAATAGCAATATTCGCAGATATACCTTTTTTCGGTGAAAAGAAAATCAAATCGCCGGAAAGTGATGGGAATTCGGTCATTGCTGAGTTTTAGGCGAAAGATCGGTAATCCGGATCAATTTATCCGAATGGCGCTGCTAGGAATTTTAGTGTTGCGCGTCGAGGTTTGAACGCACCTGCCGCGGCTGGCCATGTGAGTCGTTGGAGGGCGGGAAGAGGGAGGTGCGCAGCAGAGGCCGAGCGCGCTAAACGATCTTCCTATGAGGAGCTGCTTTTCTTGACGCTGCAGCATGCGGCAAGGATATCGCTGCTTACCCCCGATATGCCATAGTTATTTTGAAGCCAATTACTGACAAACCTAGATCTGTCGGAAGGGGTGATGCTGAAGTACTTCGAGGTGAAGCTTACAGAGCGGTCGGGGCCATTAATTTGTTCTTCAATTAAGTCTTCACAAAAAGTTCGAAGATCTAGATCGGCAATTATGGCTTCGTCAACTTCTTGGGAAAAATGCTGGGCAGCTGAAATTAAAGACGCAGTTTCTTTAAACGTCAAAATGTCGCCACTCGCAGCTTTTTTCGGTAGCAGGGCCGGCGACAGTCCACGATATTTTCTTTGTATTTCCGCTTCGTTGCTTAAAAGGAAGTCAATTGACGATTGCCGCAGTATGTTGTCACCTAGTTGGTGAAAAACGTTATTGCGCCACGTGATCAGGACGTCAACCAGGGCCAAGATATCGCCCGATATTTTGTAGTGATATCCGACCGCGAATACTTTTTTGTAGACGGAACGGCCAGCGCCGTCAATCTCACTCTTTAACGCTGGATTTCGGATGTAGTCGGGTTTCCTGTTGAGCAATGAAATATACATGTCAAGGGAATCGACTGCCCAGCCAAGCGAAGACTGCAGCACAAAAATTCTGGATCTTGCAGTTGATGCAGTTTTGTTGTGGGGATTCCAGCTTGTATGCAATTCTGCAGGGGCCTCCACCACGTCAGACGCTTCAAGGTGATGTAAGCCAACCAAGCTTGTGATCATGAAATGATTAGCTTGGCCTAAGTGTTTTTTGAATTGAGCTCGAGCAGGGGTGTTTTTCATCAGCTTATTGCACAAGGCAAGATTCGAACTTGCATCTTTCTCTTTGAGAAAGGTCCAGCCGGACCTTGATGAAGGAGAACGCCTTTACCTCAGACCACTTGTACGCGTCAATTGTATTTCAATTTTAGTGGTATTGCTAACTGTATCATCAATTTATTGCTTTCGAGCGCCTCTGGTGCCTACTCGAAGCGTGGTCATTGACACGTTCGGACAAAAAGGTCAAAATTCGCCCAGACTCGTAGCAAATGCGACCTAAATAAACGCCCCGGGCAAAACCGGGGCGTTTTCGTTTATGGCATCGACATCGTCATCACGGCAGTCAAAAGGAAAAGCCAGCCAGCGGACATCCACATCAGAGCTAGAAAGTGTATTACTCCAGCCTTGCGGAATCTCGGGAGATTTAGCGGCCGAATTAATTCAAACGCGACTATGTCCTCGGGGTTAGCCCCGGCGATCCGCTTCGAGAGCTCATTTGCTTGCGCTCGGTAAATGCTCGTAGAGACGAGTTGAGCAGTCAGGCTCGCCGCAAACGACATGAGGAGCAAATACGCCGCAGGGTACAGCAACATTCTTGGGGCTTCGGCAATCGCGAGGATAGTTCCTACGGCTGCGAGTCCGAGCCCGGCTCCTGTGGAGATGGATTTCAAGGCGGTAGTGCGTCCGTCCAAGTACCGACGGGATTCCTGGTACCACAGGTCTACGGCCTGAGAGGCCTGGACATGTGCAATCTGATTTCCCAAGAAGACCGACCGCCGCATCTTGGCGCGCCATCCACGCCAGACCATGAATACTACGGGGAGGCACATCGCAAGAAGCCCGACGGCGTATGCGATTAACGCTCCGATTCGCTTCTGTTCTAGCGGCGACAAGGCGCGCCACATTTCACGCGCCCCGTTGAGCACGGTGTGTATATCTTCAACTATGGTCTTCCAATCGAAGTCCACTGACGCAGTCCTTGAATTTTCGCAATGAAAGAAGACGGCGCCGGTCGCGCAGCAGCGACTGCGCGACCGGCAGCCAATCCACGGGTTAAGGCCGTTAACGACCCAAGGCCGTCCCACCTGTATAGGCGGGCCAACGGTAACATATTCTCACGTATCTAAGGTGTCCCCCATCATTCCTTGGCTGGGCGGCAAACGCCCCTTCTCGACTGCCGGCCTCACTCCTTTTAACGGTTCAGAAGGCCACATTAATCCCTTCGCGTGCGCCGCGATGCACCTATTTGGGCGGCTGTCTAAAGACACGGTGAAAATCGGAGGAGCGCATTGGACGAATAGCCCACTGGTACTTGGCACCACTGCGCTTATTTACAGCCTCCTTGATCGAGCTCTCGGAGTATTCATAGTGCGGCGCGGAGCGCTTTTCATATTGTTTATTCCAGAGTGGGGTTGTTCCATACTGCCTACCGAAGTACTGAATGAGCGCCGCCTCAGCATCCTTGTACGCATATGGATTGTTGCGAACGCGAGGCACGGCCACGCATAGCTGGAATTTATAGCGATCCAAAAGTTCCTTCAGTTTGGGAGCCCAATATTCATGGTGTTTCAGCCTTTGCCGAAGATTTCCCTCGCCGACATAGACCGTTGGTGACGTGCCTTTGCCGTAGTCGATGCAAATATTTCCGTTTAGGCGGATCACATAGACGCATCGCTTTAATTCGAGGCTTGACACTCCAAGATCTTGGAAGCGTGGGGCGATCGTATGCGTCCAGGAGTCCCCCGGCAGCCAAGGAATGCGGTGCCATCCAAGCGGGACGTGAACTGCTGCCATACAAGGTCTCCGGTCCATATTGAAACTTGCATGATACACAATGTTACTTAGCGCTGGCGGCTATCACATGCGCATGCGCCCTTATGCCTTCGGTGCGCCCGCGTTCGATAGGAAAGCCAGCCTGAAGTTGCGCATGTCGGGCACGACGTAGAAGAATTCGTGGGCGTGGTGGCTCGCTACGGTCCGTCAACAGACGTGCAGCGGCTGGTGGCGGTCGCCAGCGCCGCGCCGACCGTGCTGCGGCTCGACATCGCGCGGGCTTGCGGGTGCTGCCTGAGGGCAGCGTGAGTCGGGCTATAGAGTTCTGTCGAGCCCGCGCAGGAGGGCAAATACCGCAGCGCCAAACAAGAAAATTGCAAAGAGTTCGGACCGTAACTGAGACCCCGGACGCCATGCAAATGGCAGCGATACTGGAACCCGCCGATCAGTGGGAGTCCTCGCGATCCGGGCTCCAAGCCGTTGAGCCTTCTCGTGGAGACGGGTGCTCATGAAGGATGTTGGAAGCGAGGTTGCGACGAGCGCGATGGCAAAAAGTACAGCCGCGGTTTGAAGTTCGGATGAGTTTGACTTCACCGCGAGGATTGCCGCCGATGCAGTCAGGCCGGCTATGCAAGCAGTGGAGAGCCACTTAAAAAGATCGCGGGCGGCCTGAGACGACTCGCTAAACGTCTGCTTCCAAATTTCAATCGCAGTGTCGCGATCTAGAAGCACAGTATGTGGTCGGCCGCCTCGCGGCTTCCGCGACTTTCGAAGGTGCCGGATTACGGAGTGGAGTCGCAGGCGACCCAGCCCAAAGCCCAGCATCAAACATAGGCCACCGACGGCGAAGTACTCGATCATGCTGTCTCCTTGTCTCGTTCGTTTTCGAGGCGTGCGGCGCTGATCATCTCGCGCACACGCATGCCGATACAAAACGTAACGGCACTGCGGGCCACCGCTTAAGTGTGAAACGACGCAATGGCAAAGCTCACCGAGGCGCACAAGCGCTTCATCGTCCAGGCGCTGGCCTGCTGGGATACCCCCAGCCAGGTGGCGGAGGCCTTCAAGGACGAATACGGACTGGACGTGCACCGCACGCAGGTGGCGCAGTACGACCCCACGAAGGTCGCCGGGCAAGGCCTGGCCAAGAAGTGGCGGGAGCTGTTCGACGCCACGCGTAAGCGCTTCCGCGAGGAAATCGCCGAGATTCCCATCGCCGACCAGGCGTTTCGCCTGCGGCAGCTCGGCAGGATCTACGACAAGCACATCAGCCGGGGCAACGTCGTCGGCGCGGCCGGCGTGCTGGAGCAGGCCGCCAAGGAGGTGGGCGGCGCATTCACGAACAAGCGGGAGCACACGGGCGCCGGCGGCGGCCCGATAGAACAGAAGACGGTGGTGGTGGATGAAAGAGAAGTCGCCGCCGCCGTCGCCAAGCTGCAAGGCGAGTACTGATCCCGCCGTCCTGCGCGCCACGGTCAAGGCGCTATGCGAACAGGACCACCTGTTCTTCAGCAGGTACTTCTTCAAGCACCGCCAGGCCATCAAGTTTCGGGTCAACTGGCACCATGAGCTGATCGCGCAGAAGGTGCAGGACGTCATCGACGGCCGCATCAAGAACCTGGTCATCAACGTGCCGCCGGGCTCGTCGAAGACCGAACTGGTCGCGATCAACCTGATGGCCCGCGGCCTGGCGCTGAACCCGCGTGCCCGGTTCCTGCACATCAGCTACTCCGATGACCTGGCACTGCTGAACTCGCAGACTGCGAAGGAGCTGGTTCAGTCTGATGAGTTCCAGGAACTGTGGCCGGTGAAGGTCGCGGCGGACGCGAAGAGCAAGAAGCGCTGGAACATCGAGGTCGATGGCCGCAAGGCCGGCGGCGTCTACGCGGTGTCGCTCGGCGGCCAAATCACCGGCTTTCGCGCCGGTCATATGGCGCAAGGGTGGCAGGGCGCCATCGTCATCGATGACCCGCTCAAGGTCGGCGACGCCTACAGCAAGCCGCGGCGGGCCAAGGCGAACCGCGACCTGATCGCCACGGTGAAAAGCCGTCGGGCCAACCCCGACACGCCGATCATCGTGATCATGCAGCGCCTGGCGCAGGAGGACGTGACCGGCTTTATCGAGGCCGGAAACCTCGGCCCGGACTGGGAACAGATCGTCATTCCGGCGCTGATCGACGACGCGTATGTGGCAGGCCTGCCGGCCGAGCTGCAGGCCAAGGTCGACAGCAGCGTACGGGACGAGAAGGGGCGCTTCAGCTACTGGCCCTACAAGGAGCCGCTGGCGGATCTGCTCGCCATGGAGGCCGGCGCAGGCACGGACCAGGAGGGCGCACGCGTCAGCCGGTACGTGTTTTCGGCGCAGTACCAGCAACGCCCGGCGCCGCTGGGTGGTGACCTGATCAAGGGCGCCTGGTTCGGCCGGTACGCGGTGCCGCCCCGGATCGTGGCGCGCAAGGTGTTTGCCGATACCGCTCAGAAGACGGCCGAACGCAACGACTACAGCGTCTTCGAATGCTGGGGCCTGGGCGACGACGGCAAGCTGTACCTGCTGGATCTGCTGCGCGGCAAATGGCAGGCGCCGGAGCTCAAGCGCCGGGCGCTGGACTTCTGGGCCAAGCACAAGCCGTTCAATCCGAAGTTGTCGGCGCCGCTGCGGCAGTTCCTCATCGAGGACAAGTCGAGCGGTACCGGGCTGGTCCAGGAGATCGCCGCCGGCGGGCATATCCCTGTCAAGGGCGTCCCCCGGGACAAGGACAAGCTGACGCGGGTCATGGACGTCCAGAGCTACCTCGAGGCGGGGCTGGTGTGTATTCCCGAGGAGGCGCCGTGGGTCAACGACTTCATCGCGGAATGCGAGGCCTTCACCGCTGACGATAGCCATGCTCACGACGACCAGGTCGACCCCATGGTCGACGCCATCAACGACATGCTCGCCACGGCGGGCAGCGATATAGGGCGCTTCATGGCGCTGGCAAGTACATGATGAACCAAGACGGCTACCTGTCGGCGCTGCTGGGGCCGGGCATGCTGGACGCATTGCCCGGCGGCCTCGGCGCGCTGGACGACCTGGCGATGTACGCCGAGGGCGGTCTGCCGGCCCGTGTCGTGGACATGATCCCGGACACTGCTGTGTCCCGAGGCGTGGTCATCGCCGGCGACGACCGGGTACGCGACGAGCTGGATCGGCTGAAGGCGCTGCCCGCGCTGGCAGACGCCTGGCGCTGGGCGCGGCTGACGGGCGGCGGGGCGATCGTTGTCGTTGCCAAGGACGGGCGCGCCTTGCGTGACCCGCTGAACCTTGATGCCTTGGACACCCTTCTGGAGCTCAAGGTCTTCACCTTGGACGACGTTTCGGCCACCGAGAGGCGCTACTCCAACCCGAAGGAGGCCAACTACGGCATGCCCGAGATCTACCGCGTGCGCGTGCAGGCGGCGGGCGTGCCTTCGGCCGAGTTTCTGGTGCACGAAAGCCGACTGATCGAGGTGCCGGGAGATCCGCTGCCGGCGCAGCTCAACCGCAAGGGCATTCCCTGGGCGGGGCGGCCGGCGGCGGCGCGGGCGTTTCGGGCGATCCGGCGCTACGGCGAGGGGTTGACCTGGGCGCTTCGGCTGATGGAGAAGAAGCAGCAGGCCGTGCACAAGATGAGAGGCCTAGCCGAGGCCATCCAGGCTCAGATGGAGGCGGTCGTCCGAAAGCGCGTGGAGATGGTCGACGCCGCCCGCAATGCCCTGAACGGCGTGGCCGTCGATGCGGAAGACGACTACCAGGTGCTCAGCTCCGACATGGGCGGCATCAAGGACACCCTGGCCGAATTCCAGATCGCGGTGTCGGCCGAGGCTGGCTACCCGGTGAGCGTGTTGTTCGGACGGTCAGCGGCCGGCCTGAACGCCACCGGCGACGGCGATCTCGAGGGGTTCTACAACGCGGTGGCCATGGGCCGTGAGGTGAAGCTGAACCCCGCGCTGGAGCGCCTGGTGTCGTTGATCCGGGCGCAACGCTCATTGGCCGGTGCCGGTGCCGCGCAGGGCGAGGCCTGGTCTATCACCTGGCCGCCGCTCAAGCCGGCCACGGCCAAAGAGGAAGCCGACGTTCGCAAGGCCAACGCCGAGGCCGCGGCCCGCGAAATGGACGCCCTGAGCGCCGCCGTCGACAACGGACTCAGCCAGGATCAAGCGATGCGCTACATGAAACAGGAAGGGCTCTATGGCCTCGTTCCCGACGCAAACGGTCAAACGGCCACGTCGTACGCCGCGGCCACCTAAGCAGTGGCGCTACCCGCTCGGTGACGAGCAGGACTACGCGCGGGTGCTGCGGACCGTTGCGCAGGCCGCCGTTCTGACCGTCGAGCGGTATGTGATACCCGAGCTGCCACGGGTCCTGCGCGAGGATGACCTGCGCAACACGCCCGTCGGCGACGGGGGCTGGTTCGAGTCGCTGCGCCGAGCCTTCATGGCGGCGCTGCAGGGGGCGGCCTTGCCGGACGGCAAAGCGCAGAGCCTGGCGTCGCTGGTGTCCCAGCGTGTCGAGCGATACAACAAGGAGCAGTACCACCGCATGCTGCGGCGTGCCTACGGGGTGGACGTGTTCAAGGCCGAGCCAGCCCTGGCCCGCATCCTGCGCCCCTGGGAGGCCGAGAACATCGGCCTGATCAAGTCCATCCCGGAGCAATACCTGGATTCGCTGCACGGCCGGGTGGTTGCCGCCGTCCACAGGGGCACGTCCCTGCGGGACATGACCCGCGAGATCCGGGAAACCTATGACCTGCCGCGCAAGCGCGCCGAACTGATCGCCCGTGACCAGATCGGCAAGCTGAACGGCAACTTGACCGAGTACCGGCAGACCAATATCGGCGTCAAGAAGTACCGGTGGCGGGGCGTCCTGGATGACCGCGAACGCGATGAGCACGTCGACCGCGAGGGCCAGGAATTCAACTGGGACGATCCGCCGCCAGACGGCCACCCGGGCAAGCCCATCCGCTGCCGGTGCTGGGCCGAGGCGATTCTGCCGGCCCTCGAGGATCTGGACGCCCTCATTGTTCATTGAAGGAAATCCCATGGTGATGCGATATGACCGGGCGCCGCTGAAGGCGACCCGCACGGACGAGGGCTACCTGGTCGATACCCCAGTGCTGACGCGTACCGGCGTCTTCGAATACCGGGACGGCGCGGGCCGCGTGTGCCGAGAGTACCGGCCGGCCGAGGAGGTGTTCAACGCTGACTCCCTGGCCAGCCTGCGGGGAAAGCCGATCACCGACGGCCACCCGGGCAAGGTCAACGCCCAGAACGTGCGCCAGCACATGATCGGCACGGCCCTGTCCGCAGGGCGCCAGGACGGCCAGAACATGGTCGGCGACATCCAGATCTTCGATACCGGACCCGTGGACGCCGGCAACAAGGAGTTGTCGCTGGGCTACGAGCTCGAACTGGACGAAACCCCCGGGGTATCGCCACAGGGCGAGCCGTACGACATCGTCCAGCGGCACATCCGATACAACCACCTCGCCGTGGTGAAACGTGGGCGCGCAGGCAATGCGCGCTTGAATCTAGACGCGGCAGACGCCGTAACCAAAACCGATGAGGAACATGACATGAGCACGGTCAAGATCCGACTCGACAACGGCCTGTCCTATGACGCCGCGCCCGAAGTCGAACAGGAGATCAACCGCCTGCGGGGCGACCTGAAAACGGCCACCAGCAAGGCGGACGCCGAGGCGGCCCGCGCCGATGCCGAGAAGGCCCGGGCGGACCAGGCGGAGCAGGGCATCGAGCAGGCCCGCCAGGACGCCAAGGGCGCGGCACTGGCCCGCGTGAAGCTGGAGGCGGTGGCCACCGAGCACAAGGTGGCATTCAAGGCCGACAGCACCGACCGCGCGCTGCGCGAGGGCGTCATCAAGGCGGGTCGCGGCGATTCGGCCGATCTGGCCGAC